TAAAACAGGAATATTGAAAAGTAACAGTTGTCGGTCGTCCTTTCGTGTATGTTGTATTTGTTAACCCCGAAGGATTTGCCGTTCCTTGTCCGGCTCCGGGAATAGGAAACCAGAAATAACTTAATGCCCCTGTGCCATCATTTGGCAATACTGTCGACACATTTCCGGTTCCATCTGCCGCGCCTACACAAGAAATGTCTTCTCCATTAGAACCAATCCACCTTACGGAGCCGTGGTACTCTTTAATTTGCACTGGAGTAAAAAAGGTAGAGGGAAAGTTAGGTAAGCAAAAGTATTTAGGAAGATATGCAACAGCCGAAGAAGCTAACAAAGTATATCAACAAGCTTTGAAAGAACTTAATGATCATTGAATACTACGAAAAAATAAAAGAGCTGCTTAAACCCTATTATTTATGGCTCTTGGTGCCGTTACTAATTCTCTATGGGCTTGACTTTCTACAGCTGCTTGTTACGCTAGCGTTCACTATTTCTTATGTGATTCTTTTGTGCATCATCTTATCCTTTGTGGGAGGTGTGACTCTAGGCATACTGGCACACCTCCCGAATCATGATTACTCAAACATATTCAAGATGCGCGTTACTAAGATGTTGCCACCTGTTCGGTGGGGGCATGATGTAGTCTACTGGATGCTGGAGGTAGAGGATGATTCAACCCAAGCATGAATGGACCTGGCCCGCACTAGTAACCAGGGTGGTGGACGGCGATACCATCGACGTGGAGCTGGAGCAAGGATTCGGGGATTATAAGAAGATGCGCTTCCGCTTGGCGCGTGTCGATACACCAGAGCTTAGGTCAAGAGATCCTGAAGAGCGAAAGCACGCGAGGCTTGCAAAGAAGTTTGTAGAAGAGCTGCTGCTCTATCAATACGTCATAGTTAAAAGCGAGAAGACCGGGAAGTATGGGCGCTGGCTTGCTGAGATTTGGTTAGAGGAAGTTAACGTCAACGACATGCTAATAGATGAGGGGTGGGAGTACCAGCGTTGAATTGGATCAATACGTATATGCAAGAGCTTGAAGAAAGGGCTGAAGAAGATCGGCACAAACGAAAGTTTGATAGTCTTAAGCAAACCGTACAGCAGTTTTCGTATATGGTGGATAGTTTATCGAAAAGCAAGCATCACGGTGCAGAAAAGAATGAGCGCAACGATTAACGTAAGCGCCCCAAAGACAAAATCATCAAACGCTTTATAGGTTGGTATCCCTTCACTCTTGTCACTCGGTTTAATCTCATCGTTGTCTATAATCTTGCTGCCGAAGTTACTATCAAAGTCCATGTTATCTCCTAGAGGTTAAATGAAACCATCTGCAAATGGGACAGCGGTAAATGTTAAGAAGGTGGAAGAAGCCCTTTCGACTCAGGAAGTCTCTTGCATCGTGGACTTGGCGAAAGGACCTCTTCCTTGTTCTGCACTCGTTGCGAAGGTGCTTGGGAGCTTTTGTTCGCTGCGCGTGATAAGTCAATTTAATGTAGCCAGGTCGAGGCATAGTGGATGTTTCTCCCTATTAAATTGTACTTGTCAGGCAGACATGGGGACCATCGGAGGTGATAGCTGGGAGATTTAAGCGAGTTTGTAACGTACCGAATTAACTTGCGAATACGTTTTTTAATAAGGTAAGCTAGAGCCATGGAAGAACGCCAAGCAACGATTAAGATCAAGCCACCCGAAGCGCACAGCAAGAAGCAACAGCTCATAATGTCAGCCTTCAGAACCGAGGGGCTAACTAAGCTCTTCGTGGCATGCGGGACCAAGTTCGGCAAGTCGATCGCTGCTAGTGTGTGCATGGCCAATGCTGCGCTGCGCTCGCCCCATACCAAGTGGCGCTGGATCGCTCCCATATACGAACAGGCTAGAATCGGGATGGACTACTTCCGTCCCATACTGCCACCGAAACCTCATAGCGATTTTAAAGATACGCGGATGAGGATACTGCTACCGTACATAAAGACAGAGATACAGTTCTGGCATACCAAGAACCCAGTAAGCCTCGAAGGTGCAGGCATCCATGGGAACATCTTCGACGAATATGCTAAGTGCGACCCAGCTGCAGCTGCCTCGGCACAGACAACAGTCTCTTTCACAGGTGGCCCGCAAATGTATATCTCCACACCATGGGGGAAGAACCATTTCTACAGTTCGTGCATGGAGGCTCGGGATCAGATGAACTGGGCATTCAAGCATGGTAGACGGCCAGAGATGGCGTTCATCACTGCTCGAACCATAGACAACCCTTTCATAGATCCTCGGGTCATTGAAGAGGCTCGGAAGTCCATGAGTGAGAGACTGTTTAGGCAGTACTATCTTGCGGAGTTCGTTGACGATGGCTCAACTTTCGTAGGCTTCCGGGAGTGCATCCAAGGCGACGAGCTGGATACATACGGGGACCACCAGCATTGGTTAGCCCATGATGCCAAAGAAAAAGAGGTGGTACTCGGGATCGATTGGGCAAAGAAGCAAGATTACACAGTATTTACCGCCGTGACCCATAGGGAAGAGAAACCCAGGATGGTCGGTTTTATGCGGTTCCATGGGCTCGGCTACGTGGACGCGCTAAAAGAGCTTTATAATTTCACGAAAAAGTTTAAGAATATTACATTAGTTAGACACGACAGGACCGGAGTGGGCGAAGCGATAGACGATATGCTGGCCCAGTTCACCTTCCCTTTCGAGGGGGTGGTGTTCACAAACCAGAGCAAGTCTGCGATGGTCAATCAGTTGATGCTGACTTTTGAGAAAAAAGATATCATTCTGGCTAATTGGCCCGACATGATAAAGGAGCTTGAAAGCTATGAGGTTATCACCAGCGATTCTGGGAACTTCAAATATTCAGCCCCGAGCGGGATGCACGATGATATCGTAAGCTCCCTGATGTTGGCCAATAATGGAGTTCAAGAGTATGCGGCTGATTTTAAATTACAGTTTCTTGAGGATTTGCCGAATAACAAGCTGAGTGTCGATAAGTGGTATAATGATCTTAAATCTGACACCGATGATGATGGGCCATTTTAGGGGAAACTAGATGGCAGATGAAAAAAAGCAAGCGGAGATTATTCCGATTCGCCAGGGCCAAGTAGTCAAGGAACTATCTAACTACGTGGCCAAATCCTTTGACAATTCCTATGTGCATGATGGCGGGGCTAATGAGATTTGGACAGATGAGTTCAAGGCTTGGCTCGAAGGTGACACGCTAAAAGGTCTGTTCTTCACAGAGGACTGGGTTTTTATTGTCACGGATCTGATTGCTAATAAAATAAGCAGTCAGCCCATGCGGGTTATGCAGACTGTGGTCGAAGATGGCAAGGAAACCTCTCAGCCAGATCCCGAGCATCCACTGAACATGCTGCTCGATCAACCAAACGAGTGGCAGGATTATGCCTCTTGGATGTACCAGACTTGTGTCGAGCTTTACCTGATGGGTAACGCTGTTATTTGGCACTCGGGCAAGAATGGTCAGCTGCTGACCCTAGCTACTGAGAACATCACCATGGACTTTGGGAACCAAGGTGAAGTGGCTAACTATATGATGGCCACGTTCAGCAACGATGGCAGCTCAACACCATCCGAGATGAGTGTGTTCCCAGCGAAAGAAGTGATGCACGTTAGACGGCCAAACCCCAACAGCTTGCTCTGGGGGCTATCGCCGTTTATCCCTGGGCGGAAATCGATCCTGTTCAACCGTTACTCAACCGACTATCTAAATTCATTCTACTTGAAGCAAGCCACACCAGGCTTGGCTTTGACGCTTGATAGGAATGTTAACGAGGATGTGGCACTTCGCCAGTTACGCAGCTTTGAAGTTGCATATCAAGGAAGAAAGAACGCGCGGCGAACGCTCATACTACCCAAAGGGGTTTCTGCCACTCCTCTTTCTCACACTTTGGCTGACCAAAAGCTGCTCGATCATATTAAAGTCAATCGCGAAACGATTTGCGGGCTCTTAAAGATCCCCAAGCATGAGCTTGGACTACAAGAGGCTGGAAGCCTGGGCAGCCAGGAGCATAGGATAGCACTCAGGAACTTCTGGGAGTCTACCCTTAAGCCTGGCATGGACATGATCAGTGGTATCATGACCAAGTTCTTCCAAACGGAACTGGGTGAAGACCGATTTTTTGAATTTGATCTGTCCGATGTTGAAGCTCTTACTGATGATCTACAGGCTAAAGCAGGAATTGCAAAGGCAATGCTTGAGGGTGGTCTATCTCTTAACGAGGTGCGCGAACGAGTATGGGAAGCGGAGGCTTCTGATTCTCCGGGCGCTGATCAGCCTTTCCCTTTGGCTCAACTCCAGTCCCGCATTATAGAGCCGGTGGAGGTACAGCCTGAGGAAGAAGAGGAACCCGAAACCCGCAGCCGAAAGATAGCATCGACGCCACGCTTGGAAGAGTGCCGAGCGGCTTGCGTTAAGCAGCTGGACGATGAGGAATCTAGAAAGATAAATGAACTGTCTAGGTTGGCGGTTGATATATTGACCAACATGACTACTAAGGCTATTGAAGTCATAGAAGGTTCGATTAAATCTGCAAAGTATGAAACCAAGCAAGACTTGCCAAGTAAGCGAGTTCTAAGGCGCAGGATTGAGCGAGCCTTGGAGGATGACTTTGAAGAGTCTTGGCAAAACGATATAGCTAGAACCTTGGAGTCTAGCATAGATGTTGGTTATGACGGGCAGCTGGATCTGGTTTTTAACGTACAAGATCGTCGCCAGATACAAGCGCTTAAAGAACGCGATGAGGAAGACCGAAGACTAACTCTAGAGGCTAGGGGGCTCGAGTCTTTCGCACAGATATCTCAGTCCCATACTGAGCGCATAATGAAACAAATAACCAAGGGGCAAGAAGCCGGTGAGTCAATCACAGATATTATGCGACGAGTGGCTAATGCACTCGGTACTCCGGGCGAACTGGCGGGACGAGCAGAAACGATTGCTCGAACAGAAACACTCACAGCAGTATCGATTGGCCAAGCGGCGGCGGCTGAGAACACGAAAGAGGTGATACCAGGTGCTAAGAAGGCTTGGTTAACCGCTGGTGATGGGCGGGTGCGGGATTCTCACGCTGCTTTAGATGGTGACGTAGTTGAAATAGATGAGAAATTCGATAACGGGCTAAGGCATCCGAGGGATACGGCAGCCGGTGACCCGTCTGAAGTCATAAATTGCTTTCCAGCGGATACTGAGTTTGCTGCTGCTAACCCTGAAAAAATTTATAAAAGGTATTATTCAGGGCCAATGGTCACTGTTTATTTTGAAGGAGGCAATAAGCTCACCGGAACCCCTAATCATCCTGTATTGACAATCTCCGGGTGGAAGGCTCTGAGTAACCTTAATAAATTTGATCAAGTCGTTAAGGCAACTGACATCGAAGAATTTATTGACTTGAATATAGTAGCTATGAAAGCCAAGGCTGGACAATTTTTTGATGCGTTTGATAAGTCTCTTATTTCTGTGGGGGAAGCCAGGCGAATTGTGAACTTCCACGGCGATGTTTTTGACGAGAATGTCAATGTTAAGGATATCGATTGGTTTCTGCAAGAATGTAGGGAAGCCTTTTGCAGAGAGAAAGTTACTAACTTCGATCTCATAAATACCTATTTTACTGAGAGTGCGAGCCTTGGTTTTAGCCGAAAGTCTCAATCTTTTGGAGGGGTCTTTTCCTCGCATGGCTTTATTGGCGGCGCTAACTTGTTTTCTTCTGGCTTTGATATCCATTTTAGACCATTTGAGAAACTCGGCCTGACTTCTATTCCTCCAAGTGAGCCCAAGCTTAGCAAAGTTTCGGGTTATCGTTACTCTGGAGACATCAAAGATTTTAGACAGCTCAGAGATATGCAGATTTTTAGTGATATGAAGTTCATGAAGGTATCTAAAATTGATATCAGTTCTTTTAGCGGACAAGTATATAATCTCCAAACTAGTTCGGGGGTATATTTAGCAAATAATATTGTTTCCCACAACTGTAGATGTACGCTGCTGATAGTAGCGCCAGAGGATGAAGATATTTTCTTTGAACCCGTATAGAGGTTTTTATTATGAGTGCTTTAAAGATTAAAAGAGGCAACCTAAACTTAAAGAAGCTGTCGTCTACTGAGCCATTTGACACCAAGCAAAAGGCGGGCGCAGTGTTCATCGAAGGCTTTGCTAATAAGGCTACCGTGGACCGGGGTAACGACTTCATTGCCCCCGATGCTTGGGAGTTGGACAATTTTAAAAAGAATCCCATTATCCTATTCAACCATGGCTTCGATACTTTGGGAGGAACCCCAATCGGCAAGGCTACTCAAGTCAAGCCTACTGAAGACGGTCTTTTCCTCAAGGTGCGACTATCTAACTCTGAAGTTCCCGCTATCAAAGCAGTACGAAACTTGGTGGAGGAAAGAATCCTGCAAGCTTTTTCCGTTGGATTTGAGCCCAAAGAAACCGAGAGCATGGAGGTAGGGGAAGGCGACACTAAGCAAGCAGTGAACCGCATTGTTAAGGCGGAGCTGTTCGAGGTATCTATCGTGGGAGTTCCCATGAACCAAGATTCTTTGTTTGAGCTTAGTGAAAAATCGCTGACCACCAAGTCTCTATATGAAATTAAGAAAGAGGTACTGGAACAGAAGGGGGCAAAATTTGCCCTGGAGCTTCATGATAAAATAAAAAGCATGATGGATGCTGGTGAAGATCATGACGAGATCCTTGAGACTTTGGCCGAAGCGGCTAGCTTGGATATTATTGAAGTCAAAGACATTCTAGCCGGCAACAAGGAGCCCACTGAGGACTTCAAGCTGGCTGTAGATGCTACGTTTGAAACCAAGCAGGAGGACGAGGATGAAGAAGACGAAGAAGAGGACGAAGAAGACAAGTCCAAAGAAAATAAGCAAGGAGATGAAGAAGAAGACGAAGAGGACGGAGAAGAGGAAGACGATGAGGGAAAAGGAGCTGAAGAAAAGTCAGCTGATGAGGAAGATGGCGAAGGCCAGCAAAAACAAGACTTCCAAGACTGCGTAAGCTCCAAGATCCCCAAGCTGCTAGAGGAAGGAATGGAGCAAGATCAGGCAGTTGCAGCCGCAATCAGCCAGTGCCAAGAAGATGGCAAGTGCACGATTGCACCAGAAGCCAAGGCTGAAGTATTTGGCGTTTGCTTTTCTGCCGTGGACAAGTTCAACGATACCGGCGAGTGGGATTTCAGCACTCTCAGTGATACCGCAATATTTGTAAGCACTAGCGAGCCCGATACCAAGCAAGCAACTCCTGAAGGCGAAGAGCCACAACCAACAGAGGCAATCAAAACCGAAGTTGAAGAGACAGATTTTGGCAGTCCTTTTCTTGATGGCCAAAAGCAAACCAACGTGTTGCTTGGCGCATTAATCAGCGAGATACAGGGGCTTAGGGAACAGATGACTAGTCTAAGTGCTCAAACCGAGGTACAATCTGAAGAAACAGACCTTAAAGAATCAGATAATCCTTCCGATGAGGGGGGAGTTGAGGACAAAAACCTCGATTATGCTAAAAAAAGGATTGAAACTTTAGAAGAAAAGCTTAAAGATTTAGGATATTAAAAGCATCCCACATAATTTTATTTGTCAATCATCATCGGGCTAAGGAGGCTTCCTGATATGAGCAACGAGAAGATAAAAGAGTTAGAGGATCGCGTGGCTAAAGCGGAAGCCGCCGCCAAAGAGGCAGAGCAGGTCAAAGCCAACATCTTGGCTATGGGTACTGTTAAATCTGGAATCAGTGGGGGCGGTGACGAAGCCAAGGCCATGCGCTATTTTGGTTGCCCCAGTATTAAACAGCTTTTGAATGTTAATACTGGAGATCCTCGCTTCAAGCATGTTCCCGATGAACTGAAGTTTTTAGTGCAACAGTTCAAGCAGGATTGGGATACTTCCCGCATGATGCAGCAGCTCCTATACGGTGAGCAGCTGGACCGTGGTCCTGTTGGTGATACTGACAGCTTTTCAGCTGTTAAGGGAATCTTGGATGGCAACTATTTTGCCAAGAATGTTCTGGCTCCTAAAGTCAAGGCATTTGGTACTGGTGTTGCCAACGCTGGTGCGGAGTGGGTACCTACTCTAATGAGTTCTAGCTTCCTAGAGGAGTATGAGCTTGATCTTCAAGTAGTAAGCCAGTTCCAATCGGTCAATATGCCGTCCAGCCCGTTCGATGTTCCTAAAGCAACAAATCCAACAACAGCCCGCCGTCAGGTGGAAAGTTGTGATCCTGCCGACAACGTGGCAGCAGCGAATTTCGGCACTGATAAAATCACACTATCTGCTGAAAAACTCGTAGAATATATGTGTCTCCCAGAGGAGCTTAACGAGGACTCGGCCCCCCAAATTCTCGCACTGGTACGCCGAGAAGTTTCTGAGGCGCAAGGCCGCGCGTTTGAAACGGCCATCTTAAATGGAGATACCGCAGGAACCCATCAGGATTCTGATGTGACTGGTGTTGTCGATGCCCGTACCTCTTGGGACGGACTGAGAAAGCTGGCGATTGCCAACTCGGCAACTGAAGATTTTACAGGCGGTGCTGTAGGACTTTCCGGTCTTCGCACAATGCGCTCTAACATGGGCAAGTTTGGCGTAAGAGAAAGAGAACTGGTCTGGTTAGCATCTCCAAAAGTCTACCAGCAAATGTTAGACATCGACGAAGTTACTACAGTAGAGAAATTCGGACCAATGGCAACCATCTTGCGAGGATCTTTAGCGGCTCTCGATGGTATCCCCATTGTGATCACTGAATACAACAGGGACGATCTAAACGCTTCTGGCGTTTACGATGGTATCACCACCAACTTATCAGAAATTAAACTGGTCAACAGGACTCGGTTCATGTGGGGTGTTCGTCGCCCAATTCGCGTAAGAGCGGTTATGGACCCAACACCTCCTGGAGATCGCTGGTTAGTAGCTTCTTGGTGGAGAGGCGACTTCCAAGGACACGCGCAGAGCGCTTCAGAAGTCTCTGTGTCCCAGGGTATCAACATAGGTTAAGATTAAGCCCGAAATTAAATGAAGACCGAACGGGGGGCGCTGGGGATCTAGCGTCCCCTTTTGAATTTTAGGGTTATTATGGTTGATATCGTCAATTCAACGTTAAGCCTGGGCGAGAATAAAACCGGGAACCCCTTCCCGTTAGAATCTAGGGGACCGGGAACATATAGAACCAAACTGGCGATTAGAGGAAATTCGCTCCTTTCTTCTGTGTTTGTAAAATCTATCAGTGCTGGCGCTACCCTTAAAGTAAACTACTGGGATACCACCACGGGGACAGAGCAGAGCCCAGAGCGTTATGATCTAACCAGTCACGATTTAATCACAGATACTGATGCCGGTACTACCTTTCGGATAACTGTCCCTAGAATTCACTTTAAACCCCAAATTGAAGCTATCGTAACCGGTGGGACTGTAGAGTTTGGGATTCATGTTACAGTTGTCCAAACTTTTGTAAGTGATATCGACAATGCTTTGATAAGAGATGGGGATACATTTGTATCCACTACTAACAAAGCTATACCGATAGCTTGTTTGGATGAGACTACAGGCGAACTTTACTTTGTGCGCTGTACCAATGGGCTGCTCCCCACTAGTGGCGGAGCCCCTGGTATACCGAAACAGTTCACAACTACTAACGGGCTAGAGACTACGCCAGGTACAGAACAAACTATTATTAGTGAGACTGTCCCCACTGGAAAGATATGGCATTTAATAGAGACTGATATGATGTGTCGAGCATTCGGCAGCTTTAAAATAGAGGTAGCGGGAACTAGGGTGGGATCTGGCAGGACTGGTAGCCATGATAACCCCATGCAGAAATACACCTGGAACCCTTACTATGATGCTACGGCAGGGCAAATTGTCGTGGTAAAATATTGTGGGAATACAAACAGTTCCAAAAGAGCACTTGAGGGTTACCTAAAACTTACCGAAGAGGACGTGTAAGTCGGGCGTGAGCCCAAAACCCTTAAAAAGCTAGAGAAAAGGAGTAGTTATGGCATTGACCAATGATGACCCACAAGGAATGCCCATTATTGAGGACGGATCGAAACTCGGTGACGTCCTCCGAAAAGCACAAGTCGGCGATGACCC